CTGATCTAAAGATCGGTGATTTCCCCCGTTATAGACTTCTGAAATCTAAACAGTAGCACTAGCTTATTTCGTGAGAATAATACAGGTGATAACTTAATATTCAAAGAATTCAACGGAATCAGTATGAGATATGTACTCAAACTCTGGATGAGGCCAATCTTTAAGCGAAAAGTAACCCTCACGACTGTCTTTCCACTTTTTATAAGGTAGGTAATCTCCAAATGTCTTGTCTAAGTAATATCTGCCATTCCTAAAAGGAAGACATATTGATAAGATACGGTAAAGATCTAATCTTTCTATTTCAAAAGGAAGAAGATCCTTATCATACCATTTCGTACGAAACACTATGTGAGAACTCATATATGATTCAGACTGGAATGGTCGATTGCATTCGTCCCACCACCGTCCTAAGAAGAACACATCATCGAATACACCAGATGGCTTCTTATGAGAAACTGTCATACCATGCGCTTGAACGACATTTTGGAAAAGACGAGAGTCTTCGCTGTTGACAGCAGCTAAAGCATCATCGCCACATAATGCTATATCATTACGTCTTCCGACATAACCTCCATAGTTTTCATTATAACTATAGATTGATCTATCATAATTACGATAGTCAGATAAAATCATTTCTGTCGAATTTGGATCCTCTTTGAGGATAGTACACAGATACCATAGTGTTAGGTTCCACCAAGTGTCAAAGAAATTAGTAAGAAGAGAACCAGAAGGCATGCCTTTTGTCTGTAAAGTAAATGAACCATTGTGATAAAATGGAGTATACTTAAGATAAAGCCTAAGAAGGTTAAAAATCTTTTTATGAACTTCTCCAAGTTTAATTTCATTTCGCAAGATTGAAAAGAACAAGTCAAAAGCATAACTTGGGATGGTCCTATCAAATTTTGAGTAATCGAAACTATATAATTTCATGCTTTCAGAATTTCCACATAAGTTACGCAGACGTGAAACAAGCAATTTTGAAATTTCTTCATTTGTCATACCAGTAGAATATACTTTTGGACCAGACGAAAACTTGTGTTTTTTGACACTCTCAAGAACGTCACCAAAAATCATTTGTTCCATGCCAACAATGACACAAGGAATACACCAAACCTGTCTTATTTTTACAGTCCATTCTTCAACATCGTCAGATAAACTAGAGATCTGAAACCTATGGAAAATAACAGAAGGTAAACTAAGAGCTTGAGCTATATTATCAGTAGTGTGTAAGGTTACAGGATGATCAATAGGAATCTCAGCAAAGTTTGGTTTATTATGAAATAGATTTAATAACCACGTTCTTGTGTAATTAATAGCGTCAGGTGAATTTTTCTTTAAAAATGTAGGAAATCCTGCATTAGTATTTTTTGAAATGACATCTACGGCTTCCTCAACGCTGCTAGTCCGAAAACCGTAGAACTTATCCGCTTTAACCGCTCCCAGATGTCTCGCTGCGTAGAAGGCGGCCCTTGTGAGAATCTTGCGTTCAGAGATGCTAATGCATCGATTATCGCTAGTGTATTGCTGAACACTTTTTGCGTCCGAATCTTGGACTGTCTCGCCCCTAATAGACAGGTTGCCTCTTGGTAACGAATCACCATTAGTGCGGCTAATGCGGGTCCATAATTTATCGTCAATCCAAGGATCAGTATAAGACATGTTATATCGCGCTTTCGCAATCCCTTTTTTAACCGTTTCGGCTTGTTGGTCTTGTGAGATTTCGAATATTCCCAATCTTGGAGATAATCTTGGTCGTCCTCGTGGTCCAGATTTAATCTTCTTTTTGGCATAGGTTTTTCCCCCTATAATATATTGCTTATAATATCTTTTTTTAATCCTAATATCTGAAAAGTGACTATTTAAAGAAACTTCAGATGCTGTCCTGACCTTATCCAACTCTAGTCCGAATAAAGATTTAGATGTTCCAATGTTATCCATTTTAATGAGGTTAAATTAAATAACTCCTCCAGGAGGGGCTCGATCATATCGCTGACCTAAAACAATATAAATAATATAATATTGGCGCGGAACATTATAGCTCAACTCTCAAAGAGAATATTACAAAGTAA